ACCGGTGCCCGCGCGACTTTTATTGTGGGACCCACGCGCTTTGCTTTAATTATTTAAAGGCGTTCTTGGTGCAGACTTTGTCGCCAAGAATGGATATGTGGGACCCACTTCAGAACCCACTCCCAGATACTTTATACGGTTTCCGTTGTATGCTTTCTGTAAAATACCTGCAAGGTATTTTGAAGAAATACGAACCAGGAACCCTAGGGTTCGAACTTTGTTCCGAACTCATCCGCATACTGCGTGTCAAGCAATATGGTAGGGCGAATTCCCGTTTCGCGGAGATTTCATCCCTATGGGGGGAGACCGGTAAGACGGAGGCTGAACTTCGAGACAGCTATCGTGCCCTACACTGGGAATGCTGTCCCAATTGCTGCCCGAAGCTATGTCCCGGTTTCTCGAAGCGTCCAGATGAAGAGAAGGAAGGGTGATCGCATCCCGAAGGGATGTGTTGGTCCCTGTAAGGTACAGGACTATGAGTTCAAGATGGATGTCCCACATAGTGGGACCTTTGTTTGTGTTTCTGATTTTACTAGAGGTACTGGGCTTACCCATCGTTTGGGTAAGAGGGTGTGTATTAAGTCCATGGGTATTGACGGTAAGGTCTGGATGGACGACAACGTCGCCAAGAGGGACCATACCAACATTATTACTTACTGGTTGGTCCGAGATCGGAGGCCCAATAAGGATCCTTTGACATTTGTACAGGCGTTTGCAATGTGTGATAACGAGCCCACTACTGCTAAGATCCGTATGGATCTGAGAGATAGAATGCAGGTGTTGAAGAAGTTCTCTGTTACAGTTTCAGGAGGCCCTTATAACCACAAAGAGCAGGCTTTGATTAGGAAGTTTTTTAAGGGATTGTATAATCATGTTACTTATAATCATAAGGAGGAGGCCAAATATGAGAATCATTTAGAAAATGCGTTAATGTTGTATTCTGCTAGCAGTCATGCTAGTAATCCTGTGTATCAGACCCTGCGTTGCAGGGCTTATTTTTATGATTCGCACAACAATTAATAAAGAAGTATTTTTATATCATCTTTACAATCTATTACATCGACTTCTTCAATCCATCTAACTGATTCAGGCAGATGCCTGATTACATAAACTAAATTGATAAGAGAAAAAAAACCTAAACTAGCTAAGCTATTACATATATGCCATTTAAGGCGTTGCAAAATACCAGTCCAACTGGGAATAACACCAGTCAGCTGGGTTGTTACTATTCGGAATTGGAGGAAGATCTTCTGGAATCCAATTTCCCTCCTGTTCCTGTGGTTGACTTGAAGCTGCAACTTGATGACCTTCTTTGTGTTGATGTTGTTGGTATGGACATATATCAGTCGTAGATGGAATGGAGCAGTCTGACCCACAGACATGGGATTGTTGAAGAATTCTGCTGCTCTCGTAATCTGTGCATGACTTAGTGACTCCCCGGTGCGTGAATCCATGTTGGAACTTGCAGGCGTTGGTGATGAAGGCTGAACAACCACAGCCCTTCCACACTATCCTTGTCCTTTGCTCAGGAGCCTTCCTCTTGGCCTTCTTCGCCGCTGTGTGCAGAGGTTCCTGAATGGGACACTTCCTCTTGTATCCAGAAGGGAGATTGGACATCGCAGAATATAGCGTTTGCTGTTGCCCAATTCTTGAGTGCTCCTTGCTCTGGTTTGTCTAGCCAGAGTTTAAATGAGGAACCCTCTCCTGGATTGCAGAGGAAGATAGTGGGAATTCCGCCTTTAATTTGAACTGGCTTTCCGTATTTACAGTTGGATTGCCAGTCCTTCTGGGCCCCCATGAATTCTTTAAAGTGCTTTAGGTATTGGGGGTTGACGTCATCAATGATGTTATACCAAGCACTGTTGCTATACACTTTTGGACTCAGATCTAAATGACCACACAGATAATTATGTGGACCTAAAGACCTAGCCCAAACTGTTTTACCTATCCTACTTGGGCCTTCTATTACAATACTTATGGGCCTATCTGGCCGCGCAGCGGAATCCATGACATTTTCAGCAGCCCAATCGCTGATAATGTCAGGAACATTATTGAAAGAAGAAGATAAAAAAGGTGAAGAATATACAGAAGGAGGAGGAGAAAAAATCCTATCTAAATTACCACATAAATTGTGGTATTGAAAAATAAATTTCTCAGGGAGTTTTTCCCTGATAATTTGTAAGGCAGCTTCTTTACTTCCTGAGTTTAAGGCCTCTGCTGCTGCGTCATTAGCCGTCTGCTGGCCTCCTCGAGCAGATCTGCCGTCGACCTGGAATTCACCCCATTCAATTGTGTCACCGTCCTTATCGACATAGGACTTGACATCGGAGCTGGATTTAGCTCTCTGGATATTGGGGTGAAAGTGAGCCGACCTTGATGGTGATACAAGGTCGAAGAATCTCTGATTCGTGCATTGGTAGTTCCCTTCGAACTGCAATAGCACGTGGAGATGAGGTTCCCCATTTTCATGCAGCTCTCTGCATATTTTTATGAATTTTTTGTTGGTTGGGGTGTTGAGGTTACGAAGCTGGTCGAGAGCTTCTTCTTTGGTGAGAGAGCATTGGGGATATGTGAGGAAATAGTTTTTTGCTTTTATATTAAAACGCCCGGCTCTAGGCATGTTGAAAAAGCAAATGGTGGAACACAAACTTGCTGTATGAATTGGTGGAACGGTGGACAATTTATATGTGTCCACCAAATGGCATTTTGGTAATTTGAACAACTTTAATTTGAATTCTGAAAGCCTATTGGTCCTCCGTAAAGCGGGCACCGTATTAATATT